CCGAAAATACGCCGTGGGTGGTCAGCTTTTGATTTGGATCTTGTCTAGCAAAATCGAGGACATCTCCTCTGATATGGGGCAGTTCATCGGTGGTGAGCTGGTGCTTCCGTTCGCCGTATTTTTGACCCGCTGTGTACGTGTAGCTGCCGAAAGAATCGCTCCCAGACCCCTGCGCAATCAGTGTATATCCGGCAGGCAGGGCCTCCCACGTGCCGCCGAAAAGAGTGGCCGGGTGCGTGCTGTCGTTGCTCCAGTAGTAGGACCCGACGGGGTGGGCGTCGAGTTTGGCTTTGGCCAATGCCGTAGCTATCAGTTCCTGTACCCAGGCTGTGCTAGGAACTTTGCTGTCATTCGAGCCGGCAGCAGGGTCGCTTACATATATTGCGCCCCATCTTTTCGACTCAATGCCAAGGGATCCTTCCCCATCTGCATTCGGAACATATGCTCTGGTAGTCATTTAGACACCCCCTTTTTGTCACTTGTAGTAGTAGTTTCACCAGCTCCATCAGTAGGGGCAACATAGGCTATGCAGTCCTTGTTCACGCATTGCCCGTTCTCGTCTAGCTTATGAGCGCAATACGGACATCTTTTAGGCAGTCTGAATTTCATTTCAAATCCTCCATTTCCGCCTTATAGGCTTCCTGTAAATCTTCGAAATCCTGTTTAATGCTTGCCTGTGCTTCTGCATCGCCTCTCAGAAGGGCGATGTTGTAGGACTTGGTCAGTTCATCTACGCTTTCGTTATAGTCATCTGTCAGAGATGCTTTCGCGTCTTCTACAGTAGGCTCGGCAGGGGGCACGTACTCCCGCTGCTCCTTTGCGGCGATAAAATCATCAAGCCGGGAAATCAATCCTTCGTAGGTGTCATTGGGATAAATCTGGAAAATACTGTCGACAACACAGCATTTTTGGTTTTCGTCATAAACGATCATTTTGGGCAGGTCGTTTACCCCGGAATCTGCCTTGAAGTTATCTAGGGTCTCGATATAGACCTTGGAACCTTGGATAATTGTTACCTCATTGTTTAAAATCTGAAATACTTTCATTTTTCCTCCTTCACTGCCAATGAAATGGCTCAACACGGACATAATGCGTCTAGCTCCACCGCTAATCTTACAGGTAATTTTAGCGTTGTGCGGCGTGGTGGATCTCAAGGTAGCGCCCCTTACGGTAACGGAATCGTTTCGTCTGCCGGAAACTTCAATGTCAACAACGCAAAAGGCGATGCCGACGACTGGGGAACGACCTACAAGATTAATGCGACGCACGCTCATACAATCACCATTGATAAATCCGGGGGCAACGTACCGCATGAAAACAGACAGCCGTACAAAGTCGTGAACAAATGGTGTCGGACTGCCTAAGCCGTCCTGAGCCACTTTGCGACGACCTTATATGGCTGGCGGTTCTCGTGGCTCTTGTTGCCGCCAGTAGAAGCGATTGTGATTGTATGAGAGTGACTTCCCGCATTGCTCGTTGTCCCAGTTGAAGCATGCCCCGTATTTGCGCCTTTCTTCCCGTTGTCCGGGTTTCCGTCAGCCGCAAGGTAGAATGTGTGATTATGATTCCCGTCTGTGGAACAGGATGCAGAGTGACTATGAGATGGCATTTCATCGGAAGATAGTGGGTGTTTGACCTCGCCGCCTGTATCACCCAGGGTGTAGGTGTATTTCGTCCCGTTTTCCCAATAGTCACCAGCCCCTACTGCGACCTGGCCTTTTTGCGTCACAATCCAGGTAGTGCCAGGGAACACGGTGTTCGGGTCAGTGCTGTTTTCAAACTCGACGACGATCCCAACAGGGTAAATTAAATCGTACAGCTCCAACGGGCTGTGCCCAGCCCTCTCCCATCCTCCGGTGGCAGAAAGAAATTTTTTCCCATCCCCGGCTTTGGGGGCTGGTACGAACCCACGCACCCCGGAAGAAGCATCAGAGCAACCCTTGAAATCGCTGTGGGCTTCTGGGTCAGCGAGATGATATTCGAAATCTTCTTCTCGAGCATAGGTGTCGGAATGGATTTCCACACCTACCGAGGATGCATTACCCACGGAAGTGTAAACCGCAAATTCCTGGATATCCATTTTGTGGGTTTTGTCAGGAACCCATTCCCCATGAATGGCGTCAATCGCATAAGCATACCCATAAAAGGTTTCTTCTCCTTTATAGTCTCCCCAGCCGGTATCAGTGTAAGATTCGCTAGAGACCTTTGCGTACACACCAATTTCCGTAGCAGAAAACCCACCGCCCTCTGCGATTCCGCTATTGGAGTATGCAAAATAAAGCACTGTACGTGCTTCGGACGCATCCGCATTAACCACCTCAGCTGTTTTCGTAATTGACGCGTCCAGCTTCTTACTGATCAAATCGGTTCTTGTGGAACCATCGCTGATTCCATCCCCGATTTCAATTTTCGTAAACACCAGAGGCTTCCCCATGGTTGCAGAAAGCTCAATCAGGTGCATCCCTGCTTCCCCGACGTTAACATTACTAAATTCGCTCATTGATTCACCTCATTCCTTTTGTCGGATATTCCCGTCAGAATCGATATAAAACAGGTCGTCCGAATCCCCGATTTGAGAAGTTGGGGACGGGCTGACTTCCTGCCCGTTGCGGGCCATCACCGCTGACGGCTTCAACCCATTCAAAGTTATTTCAATGTTTCCGCTGGAGTCTACTTCATGAATTCCCCGGGCCACATTGAAACTAATTGATTTTCTGTTGATCTTGTCTCCAGCTAGTCTGCCCACTTCTGTGCTGCAGTGTTTTCTCACGATTGATCCGGCATACATAGGATTCGCAATAGGTACAATTCTAGCTGCCTGGATAATCATATTTGCAGGAATAATCAGCCTTGCATATCTTCGTACTTCATTGATTCTTTCAGACATATCAGTGTCAAGATTAAGGATAACCGTGTAACTGTTTGGATCCACGCTTAGGGTTACAGCACCTTGGTGATACATTCCAGCAATCAATTTCTCGAAAGATTTTTCGGTATATGGCCTTGTTCCATTGACGGTTAAAAAGATAGCTGCTTGCCGATCAAAAATAGTCGCATTTTGGGGCGGATAAATTCCGAGCATGCTTTCCCACCTTTCTACGCCGGCAATGTCGGTGTTAAAGATGAAAGTATTCGCGAACCATCTCCAAAGCTGATCATACAAAGTTTGAAATTCGACATTTTCAGCTTGGCATATGGCTTTCATTTCTTTAGCATTCTGAAGCACCCAGGGCAGGTATTTTTCCAGCGTTACCTTACGAGTAATTTTTTTCATTAGGCTCCCCCACTGATATCAGTCACCGTCCCAAGAGTAGCCAGGGCATTATCTGCCAGTTCCGCGTTCTCCTCAGTCCCGTTCAGAGTGGTGTGACTAATATCGGCCACATACGGACGGGCCAGCAAACGGCTTTCCAGCTGACTGATACGGATAACAATGCCCCGATTTTCGTACCGGCTTGTAGTCACCACTTCGGTGTCCTGCCACCCCTTGTTCAGCTCGTCAAAATATGCCTGGATGGTTGCTGTAATATCTGCAAGGCAGGTGGAAAAGGTATCTGTGCCCAGAAATTTAATGTTTAGCCCGATGTTGACTGCACTCTGGGCGGCGGCTTCCACAGTTACACGATGCCCGATGGGGGCAATACCCACACCCTGCTGGTGATACGGGACCGGGTCCAGGGCTTCCTGCACCTCGCTCACGAACTCGGCTTCGGGTGGCTTGTATTCACTGGTCATGAACACGACTTTCACAGTTCCACCCCCATCCCATACTGGGTAGACCTTCACACCCCCCACCCCTTTTATGGCGTTCACCTTTTCCTGGTAGTCAGCGATGTTCCCACCGTATGCCTGTGTTTGGAAGCTTTCAAGATACCTTTTCCGAAAGGCTTCTGTCTCTTCTTCGTCTTCACCAGGCACGACAACATTAACGATGTTGGCGGACTGTAGTCCAGCCACATAATCAATAGGGATTGCCCTGCCGCTGACCTTATTGCCCTCAGTCCCGGATTTTTCGCACCGGGCCAGGTACTGATTGCCGTCAGCAGTTACGCGTTTGGTAATTACATAGTTTAGTTCATCCACAGAAAAACGACTGCCAGTAGGGAGAACCACATCGGCAGGAGTAGCCTCAATGGTCACATAAGCATAAGTCGCCTCGTAAGGCTCCAAGCCCCTTTCCTTGGCGCGCTCAATCAGGTGTTCCCTGTCTGCCGTATCCCCAAAGGTGTTGGTCATGAAGTAATCCAGGGCTGCATACAGCAGCATGAATTCAATGGCTGCAGGCATGGTGGCATCGTAGGCAATAGATCCTTCCCGCTTGTCGATTGCATTCGACATTACAGAAAGCATGCGTTTTTCAATGACTTCTTCGGTCTGTCCTTCATACATTGGCAATTCTCACCTCTTTTTGTTCCTGCAAATTTCCATAAACAGTGACTACTGTAAACTTTGCTAGGATACTGCCGCTCTTGTCGTAATTCAGGTCGAAATTGGTCACATCGGTGATTCGGTCATCCTGGGTCAGTGCTTCCTTGATCCGTCTAGGAATTTCAGGCAATACAAAAGGGATGGGCTTACCGAAAAGGTCGGCCAGCTCCACCCCATAATTCCAGCTGTAAATCAGGTATTGGTATCTTTCCGTATTCAGGATTTTATACACAGCTTGTTCAATGGCTTCCAGGTTCCCCGTTATAATACCATTAATGCGGTCATCATCAATCTGCATCTGATACGTTTTATTCGGGTATACTTCCGTAGTCTTGATGTCCACAGCCCCAACAGGCCGGGCCGGGTCCACAGGTAAAAGACTCATTCACTCACCCCCACTGCCCACTGAGGTTGGCGTGCATCCCGTATCGGCACAGAACCAGGTACTGCTGTGCCCCAGCCTGTCGCAGGAGTACAACCACTTCCCCTGTGCTTAGCCCATTGTGGACAGTAATGGTTTTCCGCCCCACATAGGCGTGATTATGGGAAGCATACTGGGCATCGCCGCTGCCTCCTGCTGCATCTTCAGTCTTGTGGTTAACCGTAATATCCACCTGGTAGTCTCTGACCATATCCGTCAAAATCAGAAAATCAGCTGAAATCACATCTTTGTTGCTGATTCTCACAGACAACGGAGAAACCGTTTCTACCGTGCCCAAGATGTAATCGCTCAATTTCATATCCTGGACATTCTGAGCAATTACTCCCTGCAATGCCTGATAAAATTTTGCATTCATTTAACCACCTCAGAATCTCGATGTTTTGATAATCTTGGTCGGCGTCATGCCGTCCATCTCCCAATAGTTACTCCCATTGACCACCATATCTTGGCTAGATGAATTGCCCACATAGCCGCCATTACCATCATAAATAACCGCGTGGTCATTATCATCATAGATAATCACATCCCCCTCCTCTAATTGAGAAGCATTAAAGGGAATGCAGTTGCTGCCGGCATCCCGAACCAGATCATCGCATCTGACCACACCGGCCTGGGATTCCTGCTGCAGGAATGGGGAATACCAAGAGCCGACCTTTCCTACCGCTTCCGCGCAGCCTTCCGGTCCATTGTCCATAGTGGCGCCTACCCAGGCATCCGCCCCTTGGCTCAGGCCCTCGTGGACGGAGCTAGCACTATTGGAAGAATTTCCCGAACTGGATGCTGTGTCAGAAGAATCAGAGCCCCCATTGAGGAAAGAACCTACGAGGTCCAGGTCCATCAGGTGGCAGTTATTACTGAATTTATGGGTCACATTGTCAACAATGACTTGGTAGGCCTGATCTTCTTTCTTTGCTTCCATATCGTCTTCACCAATGTTCACATTCAGCCAAGCCATGGATCCGCCGCGGATCTGCAGGTCCCCTGCCTGATCCTTTAATTTGAAAGTTCTCCTTACATGGTTCCGCATCTCCAGCATTTTATTTGCTAGAGCTTGCGGAGCCATGGTCATGCCAGATGGATTTAGACTTTCGTAATACTGCAGCACCCCCCACTGTTTCCGGGTGGCGGATTTTTGGTAATCTTCATTACTGGCCGGCGCGTAGATGACCTGATGCCCCTTTTTACCATTATCCAAATCCAGCTTGATTAGATTAGCAGTTTCCTTGTCAATGGATCCAATGTAATCATAGTTTCCAGCGGTTTCTCCATCAAAATAGAGATCCGTTTTCAGCTGAGATATTTCACGCAGAGTCAGTTTCCCGCAGTCATCAAAAATCACAAAGATTTTCCCGGTCTGCATCAGGGTTAAATCTAATGCTGTTTGGCACATGTCCAGAATGGTAGAATCTGGGTCCCTGTGCTTTGGGATCACATACCCGGTATCGTCCAGTTCCCCAACTTTTAGTTCGAAATCCTCGGCCAGTTCACGGATTACTTGAGTAGCGGTCTTTGCCACATACGAGAAAGTATCTTTGTTCAGCAAATACCGCATTTGGTCATAGGCGGTTACGCTCCACAGATCATCCTTGGTTTTCTTTTTCTCGAAGACAAAACCATGGAAAAACTGCTTCCCCTTCCATGTTACATCGATCGTATCACCGTACCCCATCTTCAGCACTTCATCCCGAACGACCTTGAAGGTCATTTTTCCAGGGGCGCCCTTGCGGTGCAGTTCCAGCCGCAAATCATCCAGGACAGCCGGCACAAAGTATTCGTCCGTCTTTTTCACATGTACGACCATGGTCAGCCCTTCGGTGTTTCCACCCGAGTAGTTGACTACACTGTTCGTATTTGGCTGTTGAGCAGATTCGGTCATAGTTTCAACACCTTCCCTGCCATGGACTGCAGTGGATTGGTGATTAGATTGCTTGCCAGCACAGATCGCCAGTTAACTTTCCCACCAGTCAGCATCTTCACTGCCTCGTAGCAGGTCACATTCTTGGAGATTTTGGCCAGGGATGGGATATTCTTTCCAACGGTGGGCCGGTTATCCTGCACCACCAATTTTTCGTTCCCATCCTTGTCTTTCTCCATTTTGGCTGTCTTGGTCCCGAAATACCGGTATTCCTTCAGCTTTAAGGGCACAGTAACATCAGTTCCATCACTATCCGCATCTTCCACAATGCTGTAATCGTCCAGCGTAACGGTCATGTTTGTCGAAAATAAGACGTTAAGCCCCATCATTCGGCAAACAATGAACTGGAATGGCTTCTTGGATACTTTCAAGGTCTCAAATTGATTTAAAAAGTATTCAGCGCTTTTGTAGCTAAAGACGTTGTCAATCCCAGTTGCTTCTGAAAGCAGGGAGTTCGTAACACTCCCCAAAAGGCTGGAATCATACTCCGCCCAAGGATATCGGTTATTCGGCAGCCGGGCCTCAAATTCAATTTCAGAGAGACCAGGCGTTTTGATTATACTGGCCTCTCCTTCGTTGATCAGATTGATCGTTTTATTTTTCCCCTTGATTTTCAGATTCATTTTGGCTGGTGCAATAGGAAGCTGCACCAGCCCCAAGTAAAAATAATAACTCATGCGTGCACCTTTCTTGCTCCAGCGCTCATACCTTGCAGCAGCCCATCGCTAAGCGCATCCACAACCCCGTCAAGATCCATTTCGCTGTTAATATTGTTGGTCATACCGCCCATCTCGATGATCACGGAGGCGGTGGTGTACTTGTTGATTGCTTCTCGTTCTGCAATCTCTCGCAGGTATCTTAAATCCTCCTGGGCACTGTCCAGGGCATCAGCAGTTCTTTTTCCCTGCTTGGCTCCATCTCCAGTGTTATCCGAAATTTTATCCAGTTTAGAGGGATCAAAAGGAGGATTTTCCATTCCTGGCATTTTAAATCCACCAAAGTTAGCTCCTTTGTCGTATCCCCACTGGAAGGCACTGGTCATATCGTTGTACTCAATCGGTTTGAAATATCTTCCTTCGATCTGTTTTGTTTCCAGCGTCCAGTCAACATGTTCAAAACCTCCGGGCTTAATCTTATCCAGCCCGGGAATCTTGTTAACCATATCGATGATATTATTAACCGCAGAGGCGACCAGGCCAACGATGCCGTTCCAAATATCGGCAAACAAGTTATAGATGGCATCCAGTGGATTGTTCCACACGCTCCCGAAGAAGTTGGCGATTGCAATGCCAAAATTTGCAAACATAACAAGGATATTCCGAACGAGGGTGAAGGCCCAGACAAAAGCGCCGACCACAATTCCGGTAGCAGAAACAGACGCTCCCGTAAAATGATTAAAGGCAGCTACGCCTAAGTAAAGGGCTCCAACAATCAGCACAATAACCGCGGGAATCAGAAAGATAGGACTGGAAAACGTCGTTGCATTCAAGCTCATAAAAGCAGCAGTAAGTCCTTCGGTAGCTGCAGTCATCAGGAATAAGGCGCCCGTTGTGGCTACACTAGCCGCGGCATGTAACCCAGTAGCAACAGCAGCTGCAATGGCGCCAGAGGCCGCAAACAAAGCATGAGCCCCCATAATGCCCATGGCCGTAGCCACAAGGATCAACCCAACCCGGATTGCCGTAGAATGCTCCTGGATGAAGCCGGAAGCTGCAGCAAAGGCATTTTGAGCCATGTTAATGCCTCTGGAGATAAGATCAACCACGGTATAAACTACTGGAACAATGCCCCTGATCGACTGTTTAATGCCTTCCACAGCTGATTTAACACCAGGGCTGTTGGCAATCCTGGATAGATAATTGATCACAGGCGTAAAAGCTTGCAGTGCCGTATTCCGAATATCGGTCATGTGGTTCGCCCACGTTTTGGGCATCTTTGCAAAGCGCGCCTCAATTTCATCCGCATTGCCCAGAACTGCCTCCTTGATGATGTCAGCAGTGATCTCGCCTTGAGTAGAAAGCTCTTTCAGCTCGCCTCGGGATACTCCCATAGTCTTAGCGATCATATCTTGCAGGATAGGGGCATTTTCAGTGATAGACCTGAATTCATCCCCTTGCAGCCGGCCAGAAGCCAGGGCCTGTTGCAGCTGAAGTAGTGCAAATTTCTGATTTTCCGCAGAAGCCCCACCAATCACAAACATTTTTTGCAGATTCTCAACAAATCCGATAGTTTCGCGTGGGTCCGGGAAGGCGTCCCTGGCATTGACAGACAGGCTGGCCACGGTGTCGGCCATAGTCATATACTCCCCACGGGCTTTCTGTGCAGATTCGAAAATCATGTTGTTCAGTGCAACAACGTTTTCCTGACTCCCGGAGATCATCTGCAACCTGGCATTTGTACCGGCTACATGGTCTGCCAGTTCCACAACTCCCATGATCTGGTTCTTAACCATATCCATGGCACCCGTGGCCATGTTGGCTAGAAAACTTCCGGCGAACACATTCTTCAAAGCGGAAAATCTCCCTACCGCATAGTCAGCGGAATCAGATGCAGATTGAGTCGCCTTCCCGACGCTCTGCATCCTGTTGGCATAGTTTTCTACCGCACTTGCAATTTTTGCGAACGTAGGGGAAACCCCATCAATAAGTTCGATAGTGTCTGTTATTTTGGCCATTTTGTCCCTCCCTTCTTCTTACTTACTTTTCATCTTTTGCATTTCGGCTTTTTTATTTTGCAGATAAACGTCAACGAACGCATAGATCACAGCCTGTTCCCAAACGGGCAATTCATAAAACACATGGGGCAGAATGTGCAATTTGATGAACATCAAGTAAAGCACATTGGCGTCCACGTCATTGCCCTTTAAGAGTTTTTTACCGCAGTGATTTTTTCATCCATTTCCGTGCTGTAGCCGGCGGCAGACTGGACAGCGTTTTCCAGGTCAACGATTTCGCCAGGGGTGAGCATCGCTTTCAGCAAGGCTTCGGCCCCGACAACCCCCCAGGAATCCTGCAGATCTGCATCATTCAGATCCGGATATACAACAGACGCCAGCGTCATTTCCATGGTGGCCTCTTCCGCATTAGTTCTCTTTTCGGCGGCCCCGGTCATCTTATTGGGCACGGTCTTGGTATTGCGTTTGGTGATGGCTTTGATTTCGTCATACCCCAGGACACGCAGTTCCCACAGGATGGGGTTCCCCTCGGTATCTTTGATTCTCTTGCTGGCAGGGTAAAACACCGTTTTATTTTCTTCGACTGCATCCCGGTAAAAAGCACGCATATTTTTTTCTTCAGCCATGGTATTTTCCTCCTTGTTTATAAAAGAAAAGGCAGGGAAGCCCCTGCCTTACAATCAGGCATTCATTCCATCGAGTTCAGTAAATTTTTGGGCAATCCGGAATCCTTCAAAGGTAAATTTGATAGAGTCGGACAGCCAATCACCGTCCACATCAAAGTTAGCAACCGTCCCAGAATCGATATTGCAGTTCTGAAGAATAATGCTTCTCCGGCCTGCGTCAGACGTAGGATCCTCGTTGATTACCTGCATATCGAAGTAGGTATCAGTCCCATCGTTGACGAATTTCTGAATCATTTCATCAAACAGGTTGGTGTTTTTGTAGATTTCCAGTGTGCCAGAGCCTTTCGCAGAATAAGCTTTATTCCCTTTCTGCACCCTGCCCAGGATGGAAACTTCTTTCTTTTCCTTCTCAATGGTCGCTTCCAGTTTTTTAGCCTGGAACAGTAGATATCGTTTCCCATCCACCGTAATGTAAGCAGTAGCCAGCTTCGCATTGATTACATCCTTGGCCAGCATGGTTTTAATCGCATTAGGCATTCAATCCACCCCCTTACGCTACAACCACAGTAGCATACAGTTTCTTCATGCTGACTACAGGCTGCTCCTGGAAAGCCCACACGACAGAAGATTTGTCAGTACCCTGGACAGGTTTCGCCAGATCGCTTTCAACAAAGTTGGTGATAGCACCAACCTTCTGATACTGTTCCAGGATGTAGCAGCCGTCAGCCCACAGAGCTTCTCTGCCGTCTTCATTGTTCTGTGCCTTCCCCAGGTACACCTTGTTAAAGGCATGGGCCAGGTCGATAGCAGTGTTGTCCAAAACACGAATCACTTGGTTCAGCGCAAAATCACTGTTTTTCGTCTTGGTGAACTCGGTGAAACTGTTGATATCCTCCAGTACCCGAACATCACCAGTTACATCTCCATCAACCGGATCCGTAACTACATGGAAAGTCAACAGCCCATCGTTGATTGCCTGTTTCAGCTCATACTGTTTGAGCTGGGTTTTGACAGTGAATTCGCCATTGTAGATGGTGTTGGTCAGATCGGCATTGATAGCGCAGGAAGCTTCGGCCCCGGTTACCCAGTATGCCAGGGATCCCTTTTCCTTCCCGGAGTCGGTCACTTCATTTGCCTTGTTGATGTTGATTACACCTTCGTAGTTCGGACTTTCTGCCCCGAACAGAACGACCTGGAACTTGCTCCCTTCATCGTCCCGAAGCCGTTTTGTAAACGCCAGCAGAAGGGATTGAATCTTGGTATCGCTCCCGGCATAGCCCATGACGTTGAAGTAATACGGCTCGATCAGATCCAGGTACTTCTGGTAATCTTCCGTGGTCACTGTTTCGCCGTTAGTGCCACCGTCCATCTTGACTGCTGCCGCAACGGTCAGTGCCCCATCCTTTTTGAACACCACGTAATCGTTGTCCACCAGGTCCGCAGACGTTTTAACGCTCTGCTTGTCCACGGTTTTCAGGATCCCGTCAGTGGTCAGATAGGTGTAGACGACTTTGTTTCCGTCCGTATCCGGATCATCCTGCACGCCGATAGAAATATCATTGCCACGAGTACCGGCATATTTCGCAGTCCCCAAAGTACAGGTCGCTTTAACACCGCCGCCGTTCAGCCGGTAGAAATAACCGGTTTTCAGATTGAGAAACAGATCTCGCAGTCCTGCCAGCTTGTCGTTGCCATAGTCATAACCGAAAATCTTTTGGCATTCCGTCTGGAATTCGTCAGCTTCCACACGGAAGATCTGGTCACTGGGTCCCCAATCCAGTTCGAGTGCCATAGTCCCAAAGCCACGGTCTGCAATCTCAGCGTTTGCCCTAACTTTGGACACAAAATTAATGTACGTGCCGGGCAGAACCTTGTTCTGAAAAAGCCACGTACCACCACCAAGTGCCATTCGTCATTCCTCCTATTCGTTAATGTCTTTGATCACCACATGGGCCTGGGCTTCCTGGATCATCTGATCCACCTGGCTTTCGGTGTACATTACACCGTCATCCAGGATTGCCCACAGCAGATTCACATGGGGTGCGTATTTTTTGGATGCCAGGATGGTCTGGGCATCCATTTTCTTTTCAGCAACGGTTGCAGTCGCTTCCGTTTTTTCTTCGTCCATTTCGTTCATCCTTTCGTCTTGCCAGATACATCAAGGTGTTTCATAACCTCTCCAGCCGGTCTAATCCTCCGGGTAAACGGGGCATAGGTCACAAACACGTGCAACACCCCATCGGTGATGCGATAGTGCAGGTCACTCCCTCGCACCTTTGCCCCATCTTCCAGGGCAATGACTTCCAGGTCATACATAAGGGCTTCTGCCAAGTCGACAACCTGCCCCCGAACATCTCCGATTTCCCCTCTCTCGTTGAGGATCATCCACACATCGAAGGTAGCTTCCTGCTGATACCGGTCCCCGACTACCAACTTCACGCTGGCATCGTCCAACAGCTTGATGCGCCAGCACGGAAACTGCACGTTGTTCTTGATTTCGTCCACATAAACGGGATAAGCCCGGATGCTGTGCAGCTTCCGGGCCAGTCCATTAATTAATTCAGTTGTCACGATCATTTAAACAGCCCCTTTTCTACGGCGTGCAGATTGCGCCTTATGACCTTGGGAGAAACCTCTCGGACAGCTTTCTGGGCTCTCTCAGTGATGTTCAAACCGTCCACCCAGGATGCAACCAGGCTTTTCCCCAGCAGAGGAACATACCGCCCCGGCCTCTGCCTATGCCCGTCATTCACGTAGGACGCATAAGAAGCGGAGTTGAAGACTTGCTGGCTGTACCCCAGGGCTTTCTTTTCCACCTCTCCGACGTCCCACGACCTGCGCATATGCTCAGATTTTGAACGGTACACCTTTCCTGTTTTCGGGTCCTTGCGCACAATCTTCTTGCCCACCGGAGTGTTCTTCTTTGCCGTCCTCAGATACACCCCGGCAAGGGTGGCCACAGATTTTTCCATGGCTTGCTGTACTTCTCCATCCCCCAGCTTGAGGGCATTCTCGTAGATTTTTTGGCAACCCTTCAACGAAACTCTCACTTTGGCCATTAGTACACCTCACGAACGGTTAGGATCACCTCCTGGTGGCTCCCATACGAGGCAGGAACAGAAGCCGCCTTATACCGCAGTGTCTTACCCAGATGATTGACATCAATGTCAGCCCCCGGTGTCACTGCCACATCGGGAGACAGAAAGAGTTTCGTCGTTTGCTCCATCTTGGGAACACCATCATTTTCAGTAGCCGGAAATCTGGAATAAGAAAGCCGACAGGGAACGGGATCTGTCTTGACCTCTTTTGTGGTCACGATTCCTGTATCCTTATCGGCTTCTGTTTCTTGCGTGATGATCACGGCAGTGTCCTGGTAGAGATCTTCCAGGGCCGTTCTCACCACCGAAGGCGTCTGAAACATGTAAGATCACGCTCCTCGGTCCATACAGCGATGAGGGAATCCAGCCGTTCCTCCGGGGTGTTTCCGCCCAGTTGAACCTCGGTATCCCCCTCTTTGATAGACGTTGCCACAGATACCGATGCATCCCCCAATACAGCCGCTTTCCTGGATTGCAGGAATTTCCCGGCCACCACTTTGTCCACCTCTTCCGCCAGCTCCTGGGGCATCTCGCTCAAATTGCAGAAATTCAGCACGTGCCGGACCTCAGCCTTGTAGAGGATATCCACCAGGGCGGCATCATCATCGGTGACTGTATAGCCTGTGGCCAAGCTGATTAAAGTCTTAATATCATCGGTCATGGCCTAACCTCCTATTCCTTCTTGGCGGCAGTTTTCTTCGGCGCAGGGGCTTCCTCTGCGGCTTCTTCCTGGCCATAGCCGGGGACTCTCTTGTATCCCTGCATTTCCAGCATTGCCGCCTGTTCCTCGCTTTCAACAAGCCGTAATACGTTCAGATTGCGCAGTGCGATCATACCCTCACCCCCTTATGCGCCGATGTTCACGAAGCCGGAACCCAGCTGGTTGTACGGAATCCACAGGTCGTGGAATTTTCTGTAATCCAGCTTCCAGGCATCCGCACCCTGGTTCACGTTAGGTTCGAAGATGCGGATTTTATCGGTCTTGGAAATAGCAATAGGAACACTGGTGGGGATGATGATCCAGTTAATCAGTTTGGCAGTTTCGGAAGGGGCAAAACCGCCAGCTTCCTGCCCACTGGAAGTGCCATCCTTGATAACGTATTCAGTTTTCATACGTGCGCTGGGCACGGGCAGAATGGGCAATTCGTTGTAGATCTTCACCCGGGTTTCAATCTTGCCAGCCGTGAAATTACCCACATCGATGTGCTTTTCAATGCCGTCCGCATTATCCAGGATGGTACGGATTTTCGGGGACATGATAATGACCAGGCCCCGGTTTTCACCGATGATATCTTCCACTTCATCGATTTCAGCATCCAGTTCGGCCAGGATGGTGGAAGCGGTCGGAGTGAAAGCGTCCTTCACCTGCCCGGCATCTTTCAGCAGTGCGGCAATTTTGGAATAGCGATAGGCATCCACTTCGGGGATTACGCTTTCACGCTGAAAACGCCCCATGACATTGCCAGCAGAGGCGATGAAGTTGGATTCGTTCACATCCATGGAATCCAGATGGAAAGTGCGGCCCCGGTCCTGGGTCATCTTGTAATCTCTGTATTTCAGAGTTACAGCACCCTGCACGAAGCCTTTGTCCCGGTCGTAGTTGGCCAGACCGCTAGTGTTGATTTCAGGCATCTTGACGGTATCGCCGCCATTGTAGACAACCTTCCCGGCATTAGCTTCCATCCAGCCGGAGGTTGCTCCTACCTGCATTTGTTCGTCCAGTTTGGTCTGGAAGATTTTCGTCATTTCAAGGGTGTTAATAGGCATTTAATGCTCCTTTCTTACAGGCCGAGGGCGGCGCCAAACTCTTTGGCAATGCTTGCTTCGTCCCCGGTTCCAGCATCGTCTTTTCCACCAGGGTTTCCAGGTTCGATCCCCCCGGCTTTGACGGTGCCATCTTCGAACATATAAGCATCGGATTCTTTCAGTGCCTTGATTTGTTCATCCAGGCCACTGACGGTCCCGTCCTCGTTGATTTTCAGCTTTCCACCATCAAGCAAGGCACGGGCGGCTTTCGGGTTACGGGCTTTTGCAGTAGTCAGCGCCATTTCGATGGCAGAATCCAGCTTGAATTGGTTCATGCTGTCCTCGTATTGCTTTTCCCGTTCTTTTGCGGCCTTCTTCATTTCATCGATTTGAGCGGCCAGGGCTTCGTTGTCCTTGTTGGATTTTCTCAGCCCATCCACTTCCTTGACCATGGCTTCTTTTTCGGCCTTTGCCGCTTTCAGTTCTTCCAGCTTCGTATTGAACTGGGCCTTGCTGACGTAATTCTTGCCATAGTCCTCGACAATCCGGTCGGCCACATCATCCGGAATCCCCAATGCTTTCAGTTCTTCTTTGGTCATTTTCGTTTTCCTTTCTTCTCGCTTCGCTTGATTTTCGCCAGCCACACCTGGCGTTTGCAGTCCCGTTCTTTTTCGCCTGCGGTACTGGAAAGGCATGAAAAAAGCAGGTTCAAAGAACCTGCTCTACAAACCTGCATTCATTTTTCTATCATTTCTTCCGGACCATTCAGTTCCTCGTAATACTTCTCGTAGCTTTCCACGGCCTCTTTCGGGGCCTTGTCGGTCAGCTTGTACCTTCCCTCGCTTTCGTCGTAATAATACCACTCTGGATTGTTCAGGAAAAATGGTCGCTCGTGAATCATCCTTTTTTTGTCAATCTCCAGGAAAGATAGTCGCTCGTGAATCATCATTTTTTGTCAATCCTTTCTTTTTCAACCACGTGCGGTTTGACGTATTTGTCGAACCACTTTTGATAGGTCAGATTTCCATGAACAAATACCGTCTTGCCGGTTCCATTCTTCCTTGCCGCTCTGGTTCCCTTTTCTTCCTCATCGGTCACTCCATCGATGTATGGGACCGTGGTAGACCTGCAATAGCAGTGGAACGGGGGCATGGTCACCCCAGGTTTTGCCCCCTTCTTGTCAAAAACCTTTCCGTCCATGTGGCGGCAGATTTCTGACGTTCGGGTGTCCAGGGTTGCCACGATTTCGTATTTATCCACCCCCAGTCGGTCGTAGGTATCCAGCATCGCCGATTCCTGCACATAGGCCGTTTCTGTTTCCACCAGGCGTTCCGCATTGTGGTACGACACGTTGAACTGTTTGGAAATCCTCTCAGCCATTGGCCCTGTTCCTTCTTTCAGTAGCAACGACCTCGAAATTTCGTTTCTGAGCGTGTTTACCAGCTTGTCCTTATTCTCCCATATCCTGGAAGAAAAATCCTTTCCATCAGCCGCCCAGTGTGTATTGATGGCCTTTTCAATCTGGGTTTCCGGGACAGCTGAGAAGGTTTCGAATTTCCCCTTCATTCTCTGAATCTCATACGCAGCACGGTAGTTGGAATCCTCGTACACCTCTCTCAAAGTATCACCGATGTTAATTTCCTGGGCCTTTGCCACCCTTTCGCAGTACATCTGCGTTTTTATCAGCAGTTCCTGGGCCTTTGTCAGCCTGGCCCGGACGGAAGCCTGGTCTAACATCTTCTGATATTCTTTCGATAGATTCTCCTGTTTGGCCAGCTTCCGATATTCACGGAGATCCATCTTAAAGGCTTTCAACTCCCTGGCGTTGAGAATCTTCTGGGAATCAGCATAACTGATTCCGTTCTCGTCAGCGTATCGCTGATACCATGATTCAACGTCTTTCAAGCACTTTTGCAGGGCTTCTTCGTAGATCTTTTTCAAATCCGCCTTGCAAATATCGGCCTTTTGCATCTCGAGGGCTTTCATTCGCTCGAAGCGTTTCTCCCAGTAACTCATAATCATTCACCCTGGGGCGGCTTTTCCTGTCCAGGTGGTGCGGCATAGTCCCCGCCCATCAAGTCGTCCATTGCTTCCTGCTTTTCCTTCTTCAACCGTTCCAGCTCCTGCTGGGTGTCCTCTGTCCACGGGTGGTTGGCTACAATAGTTTCGTTGCTGATGATACCCACGGAGTTCCGGCAGTTGTTAATCGTCTCGCTCTCGTTAGTCAGCATATCCCGGTTGAACACAAAGGTAACATCAGAAGTAGGTGCCACCCCTTTGATGTTCTGCAAGTAGGTGTCAACGAACCACATCAAGTTCCGCAAAGAAGCCTTGAACTGAGTTTCCATCTGGTTGGCGTCCAAATCAATATCAGAGTAGGCCGCCTGGATATTCATCTTGTTTGCGGCCCCGGAGGTGAACCGTTCGTCCTTGGCGTCAAACCCCCTGCCATTCTCGATGATTGCTCGCTTCAGCAGTTTCTGGATCAGTTCGAAATTCTGGGGGTTGACTTCGATGTGTAGGGCCTCCACCCCACCTTTTTGAATATCATCCCTGCGGATCTTGATTGCACCATAGGCCATGAGATTTCGCCGGAAGTCGCTCAGCTTCTCCCCATCGTAGTTGTACAGAACCAGGATGGTACTGCGAATGTCTTCGCTTGTCGTATCAGCGAACCAGCTTGTCAACTGGTTGAGAGCATCCTGCAAGCACTTCACCTTGCAGATCAGCGGTTGTTCATGCCGGTCCCTCTTAAACGCCACCAGGGGGACCCTAGCCCAATTCATCGGCTGGCCGTCAATGGTCATATAGGCCGCATCAGTCTTGTCATTGTCAGGAAGCAGCTTGTCGTTATCAAAGACAAAGTACCGCACCCCTGCCGGAGTGTAGTACTCTACTTTGATTACCGTGTCCGGGGTTCGCCCCCGGTAAACGGTCACAGGATATACGTAAAGGGCGGCATCGAGTTGCTTGTGCTCGTCATCTCTCCAAAAGGCCAGAACCCGGTCACCACGTAGCATCCGAACTCTCAACTGCCCTTCCGTATCAATGTAAACGAACTGCCAGGAAATCCCGCAGTTCAAAGCATTTTCGCCGGTGGCCTGGAGTGTTTCGGCGTATTCATCGTCGAAAATCTTATCCAGTTCGGCGGTGTATCGGTCATCCTGGCCCTCGGTTTTTAATTCAACCGGCTTCCCCAGCAGATAGTTGCATTTCTGGTCCACCAGAATCCCGTATTGGTTGTCCATGATTTTGAAATTCGGCAGATTGTGGACAGGCACCCTGCCCCCATCCGGCCCGATCATCATTCGCTCTTTCCTCTCGATATCCTGCCGGTCACCATAATAGGCCATGCCTGTAAGCATATCAGCCCGTTTCTTGCTTGTCAGCCATCGGCGCAGCTCCTCTTCGAGAAATTCCACTTCGTTCATGCCGCTCTGAGATCCCTGCTTTATCAGCCCGTCCCAGAAAGCATTGATTGCCCCCATTAAAAACACTCTATCACCTCAATCGAAAGAAAATCCATCGTCCCTGACAGCATCCATGATTGCATATCTCATGGCATCCATCAGATGGTTGTTGTAGTCAACCGGCTTGTTGATCAGCTGGTCTGTCTGCTTGTCCCTGTCCCAGCAGTAGGTGGAAATCTCCATCAAGAAATTCACGCACCGGGGATGGACGATAATGTGGTAATCCTGTATCCTCTGGATACCGTTATTGATGCTGTCCTTGCCCTTCCGGCTCGGGTGAATCCTGTACAGCCCTGCTTCCCTCAGTTCGGCAATGCTTTTTGGCTCGGCAGAATCAGCGATGATCCTTTCTTTGGCGTACCCCATGCCCATGATTTTCTCGGCGATTCTGGCGTTGGTCAGCCCTCGTTCGTACATCTCATCGAACACATAAATACAGCGGCTTCCCTTGTCCACCAGACCGCAGAAAAGGGCCGTATGGTCGTTGGTATAACCGAAGTCAAGCCCGAATGCAGACCTCACGCCTTTCCGCTTCCGAACTTCGTCGATGTTGAACACCTTTTCTTCGTAGCTGTCATACACAAGCCCGTCAACCACGCCCCAGTCACCCAGGCCAGCCACACGGTAACGCCGTGGATTCTTCTTCATCTGCTCGAACAACGCATGGTCGGACTCGGACAAAAACTCGTTCATCATGTAGTTGGTAGTGATGGCCAGTACGTTCGGGTCCTTTACATCGAAGAACCGTTTCTTGATCCAGCATTTGTCAGACCACGGGTTGAACGTCAGCGTCAGCTGGGTAAAAAGCCCCGGAGGAAGCTGCCCACGAATTGATTCATCCAGCCTGTCGAACGCTTCCTCGCTGGTCACCTCGTAGGCTTCTTCCAGCCACAGCCAACACAGCACGCCTTTGGGAACACTGATTGACGTTATCTTCAACGGGTCGTCCAGGCCAACGAAAAGGATCTTCTGACCGGTTGGAATATAGACCAATTCCAGGGGGCTTTTGGTGACCTTCCAGTATTTTTCTACCCTCAGCCGTCGAATGGCCCAACACAGATCTGAAAAACAACTGTTTTGCAAAGTTCTATAAACCTTCCGTACCACCAGCAGATTGGCGTCGGGGTACTTCATGAGATTGTAAATATACCAGATTGCCGCAGTCTTGCTCTTCTTGCTGGCCCGGCTTCCTTTGACGATCCTGTACCGTCCACGGAACCGCCAGAACGCTCCGTAGCTTCCTCCAACTATATCGGGAACGTATATCTGCTTGCCCGTCTTCATTCTCTAATCTCGCTTTCCCCGATGAACACGGGAACGTCACCATCGCCGCTCTCAGCCATGTTTGGGTTATCGCTCTGGCCGAGATAGTTCTTTCCGAGGAAAATGGCCATGGCCGCACTTCGTCGTGCAAGCGTCCATTGCATCCTCCGCAATGACGCCTTCCCTTCCAGTCTTTTTTGTCGGAATACTTGGGAGAAAGTAAGCCCTCTTCCTTTCTCGTCTTTGTACGTTTCTCGGCACCATCTATTAAGCGTCTTCGTGTCTATTTTCCCTTTTTCTCCGCCTAACACAGAACATACTTCTTCTGTCGCTTGCATCGCACAAAGAATCTCAAACCTTTTTTTGTCAATTTCTATCTTTGGTCTTCCCATTTTCGCCATCTTTTTCACCCTCCTTTTCGCAAGATTTTTTCCTCCCCTTTGTAGATTTCTAAACGTGCTGGGCGGTTCTGCGCATATTTGGTGAACAAATTCCTCATGTCCTCATCAACTTCCCACTTCCTTTTGAACAGTACTCCTAGCTTGAAATTTTTGAGCATATGCTTGAAAGCAACTCGCTTCTTTCCATTAGTGGATTTCCTCACAGGTCCCATTTTGCATGAATAAATGTCGCCGTACAATTTGCTCATGTGCCCCCCCCCGATTGATTCCAACTCTAGTGTATTCGGCTCGGCATCCAGTTTCATCACCGCTAGACAACTGCCCGACCTTCGAATATCCAAGTGGGCAAACCTGTATGACGGGAACGCCCATCTGCCCCAGTTTAAGCCTGAATTCAATGTCGTCTTCAAAATCGCCATGGAATACTGGCGCACATCTTTCTGTATCAACACAGAAAAAGGAATAACAATATCTTTCCGAAAACATCTGGTCACTCGGCGTGGCGACTCCGCATAAATTCATCCCTGCCATTCCAGCGTTACTGTGCTTTAAGACACTGACAAGCATTTTGGAAAGATCATCAATCCAAGAAATTCCATCTTCCCTTTTGCTATACCGCCTATATTCCCGCAAGATTTCTAGTTTTTCATTTCTTTCCTGAACCACGCTGTAACTCACCGCAAGCATGTTGATGTTATCGTCCAATTGAACGCAGTAACGATAGCCATGGTCTTTAGCATATTTAATTGCGTAGCTTCTATTCATTTGTGCGTACCACGCATTTTCGCTATTTTTGATATTTGCGACGTACCACTCCCGATAATCGTCAGGAACCATCACGACGTCCCATTCGGTTTCATATCCATCAGCATTGTTCGATATGATGACATGAGGAAGATCAATCCTAAATCTTTCCGTAGGCCTTTCTTTTTTCGTCCCTGGCCTTTTCCCGCTTATTTCGCAAATCAAAATATCATCCATCCAATTCTCCTGATTCTTCAATCAGCCGCTGAATGTCTTCGATAAGCTGCTTGTTTGTCGTCCTGAATGTGAGTTTATATTCGATTCCGTCCTCATTGTCTTCTATAACGCTCTTGTCTGCCTCGTCCAGTTCTGTAATCTCGTTCATGCTCTCTACGTCGTTCATGAAGTCGCTGAACTCAAACCCTGTAAAAATCCCTTCTTCCATGGATTCTAGTTCTTCCAACAATTTTTTATTGTCCCAAATGCTGTAATCCGATACCTTATTGTCTGCAAGTCTAAAAGCCTTTACTTTGGCTGGGCTCAGGTCCTTTGCGACAATCACAGGGACTTCTTTTAAGCCGATTTTCTTTGCGGCCTTTAATCTCGTATGCCCAGCGATAATCACGCCGTCTTTGTCCACCACGATAGGAACCTTGAACCCGAACTCCTGAATTGACTTCGCCACTTTGTCCACGGCATCGTCGTTGTACCTAGGGTTGTTCTCGTATGGCTTAATCTCGGATAGCTTTAAATTCACAATATCCATTTCCCTCTCCTTCCTATCCATCCTCCATCCATTTTTGGGCAAGAAAAAGCCCCCGATTTCTCGGGGGTTCTTCCTTCGTATGAATTTCCAGGAGGGAGGTTTGGACACATCTACCCTTTCGTCCACGTTATTATTGTACCATGTTTTTCCCTCAATTCCTGTTTAAAAAAGTTGTGAACTATGTGTGAAGTTGGAACTCGTAAAACACAAACATATTTTTATACAGGCAAAATCATGTCCGCAAGATTAATCATTGCTTTTCTGTATTCTGACCGCACCCGCCCGACGTTTCCGCCGTCCCCCATTTTTAGGGCCACGGCTTGCCATGATAACCGCTCCATGCCACGGCTCTTTACTATCTCTTGCTGCCACTTCGGAAGTGCTTCCACGGACCTGTCAATTCTCTCTAGCAGGCTACAAACGTGGGCGTACTCAATGCGCTTGTTCGCTAACCGCTTTTCTTCCCGTTCTTTCTCGTCGCAATATGCTTCTTGTGGGCTAGGTTTTTCCCACGTTCCATCACTCCCCCCACTCCAACCGTATTTAGTTGTCTTCGCCACTGGCAGTTGATTCAACACCTCTTCGATTTCGGCCATTTCAGACTCAAGGTTAGTCTTTCTCACCGCCAAGGCGGTGTACCGTTTTAAGTAATCATCCACGATTGTAAAATATGCATCATTCCACATTAACCGTCGTCCCGCCTTCCCGCTATTTCTCGCTGTAAGTCCATCAAAGCATCATCAAACCGCTTTAATCGCTTCTCGCCGAATCCAAATTCATTGTGTAAGATTTCCTTACTTTCTTCAACGCCGATTGTGAAAACCTGCTTTGAAAATTCATCCAACCATGCTCGGAACTTTGGTACCGGCATTTTGGCCAGCATTTTTTGCAATTCTTTGATTTCTTGCCTTGCTAGTGGGTTTGTTTCCCTCGTCTCCATTCCTCTCCCCTTCCAACGCCTTAATTCTTTGGCTTGCCATCTCGCATTGGTCATCGAGCCAGTGAATAACCTCATTCATTTCGGCGTTCATCTTCCTCAATGTCCCGTTCTCTTCCCGCAGTTCCTTCACTCTCACGGCCAAGGCGTTACTATACCGTTTGCACCGTGACAGCTCTGTTCTAAGGGCTTCGCAATCCGCTTTCAAGGCTTCGCTCGTTGAAAATTGCCGACTCAAATCTCTTTGCAATGCAGCAATATGGGACATTGGACTGCTTAGTTCCTCGGGTGGGCCTTCCTTGACTAACATTTCCGCAACTTCCTTTCGATTTCGTTTTCTGCCGCTATTAACGTGTCATGCCATTTTCTGATTTCCTTCGGACGGTAAACCGAATCTGATTCCTTCGCCACGCCCCACTTCCTGTTTTCGACGTCCCTATAGATGATAAAATTCGTTCCTACCACTCTGTAGCAAACAAACATTTGGTTAATCTTCATCTTCTCGCCCTTCGTCATTAATATCCTCAAGCACAGTTACCACGTCTGTTTCAATCTGTCCGAGATCCCTCGCTACGTCGTGAAGTTTTGACCTCGTTCCGTTTAGGTACTGCCTCGCTTTCTCAAGTCCACGAATCATTTTTTCCCTCCATATGTTCAATCATCCGATTCAAATATTCACGGGCCTTCTTGAGGTCCTCAACCCCGTTTTTCTTCGGGTACCTCACGAGGTACTTTAGAACATTCCCTTCGCCGAACGCCAGATAAGGGTCCGTTTGATTTTTTACGAACGTTTCAATCAATTCAAGCGTTTCGCCGCAGTCACGCCATGTATAGTGGTTAGGGAGGTGAATCATGTCGGGAACCGTTTGAGGCTTTTCTTTCTCGTTTTGGTCCTTGTTTTGCCCCTTGTCTTCCTCATTGAACATTGCCCTCCACTGGTTCATATTCCACATACTCGGAAACGCCGCAGTTCTCATAAATGCCAAAATCTTTTTCGTATATTTCCCATCTGCGTTTCCCTTGTCGACCTTATCTAGCAACCGTTTCCCCGTTTTGCCCACACATTCAGAATACGCTTGGTCAGCGAACGGGCCTCCGTCGTCTAGCACCTCAATCACGCATTCCCCATAGCGTGTGCGCATCGGGCAGTACTTGCACTCTCGATCTCCACATTCGTACTTAATATCAATCAACGCACATTCAATCCTCGCAATGTCCTTCATTTCTCGTTCCTCCCAGCTTCCCATTCCCTGTACAGCCTAAACCACTCGTGGGCGTCCATCGTCACTTTCCATTTCGTGTTGTTTTTTCGATGGAAGACTACAGGAATGTTTCCCGTAGTCTTTCCCGAGTCCCTAACCGCCTGTGCCAGCGCATCGTCAATATTAAGATGTTCAACCCTTTTCACCTCGATATGGACGCCTGGAAGTCCCACCACGTCGGCAGTTCCTTCTGGACTATTCCCACAGTATTGCGCCGACCGCCGAGTTTCATAGCCTTCGGCGCAGCATAGACGCACGACTTCCAATTCCCCTTTCTTTCCCTTCATGTTGCTGTTCATCTTCACGCCCCCTTAAAACGGGATGTCTTCATAGGCAGTATCTCCCATGCTCTCCATTGGTCCTCTCGCTTCCGCATTTGCGTTCTGAGAGGTTTTTTCTCTTGCCTCAACAAATTCCACACGGTCCGCAATAACTTCAGTAATCCAACGTTTTTGGCCACCTGCTTCGTAGCTCCGAATTTGCAACCGCCCTTCAACCAATGCCCGTTTCCCTTTCGTAAGATATTCAAAGGCTAAATCAGCCGTTCGATTCCAAGTTACGATACTGATAAAGTCCGCTTCTCTCTTCCCATCCCGTCCGCTGAAAGGACGGTCAACCGCCAGCGTAAAAGTACACACGCTCTTATCCGTCGGGGTCTTTCTGATTTCGGGGTCTTTTGTCAGCCTTCCCAATAGAATGATCTTATTCATTTTTTTCGCTCCTACTCGCATTATTTTGGCTTAATTGATTGAGCCTTATACTTTTTATACCTATTTCGGCCTTTCTCTTCTCACAGCTCAAATTTGGAAGTCCTAGAGGCATTCGTCGTATAACCCTGTCACCGTCCTCGGTTGCTTCATCACTTTTTTGATTCTTTCCCGCTCCTCGGACGTAAATTCGTGCTTCATTTTCCACGCCATTGTCAATACTCTCACGATTTCTGACCTTGTGGCCATCATGATAGCGTCATGGATTGTCATTAACCCACCTCCCGTAGCTTAATATCGTCCTTCTTGCAACGTATTTTTATTTTTTTCTGGCCTGAAAAAATCTGGCTGTAAAAATCATTCCTCACCGCCTGAAAGCCGTCACAAGCGACCAAGGCGACTATTTTAGGTCCGTCGAAGGCATCACCACGAAGACGGCCCTTTAACCCTATCCAACCCCTTTCCCAGCTAGTAAGAGGGGTCTGAACCTCGGTGACATCATCGACAGCAATGAACAGCTCTTCCCCGTCGTCTGGGTAAATCAGCAGCACCGACACGGGGCGGATCTTGTAGCATTCGTTCCCAATCCTTCTGTTCATTCGTTCGCCCTCCAGTCTGCTCCCATCACAGGGACCGCCATCGCCATTCCCATGATTCTGGACGCTATTCTTTCGCCCGTCACCGTGTCCCCGTTCTTCGCTAGGTGCTCGGCCAGCTCCTGCAGTGAGTAGTTACTCGTGAACACTGTTTGAAGCCTATTGGAATAGCGGAAATTGATCAGCTCCATTAATTGCTCCGCAACCCAAGATGTTGCCCTCTCTGCTCCTATATCGTCCAATATCAATAGGTCAGCTTCCTTTGCCACCCTTGACGGGTCTTCCATGCTTTCGTCGTGGTATGCAGCCCGATACTTTCCGAGCAGTTCAGGGACAAACACGAACATCGTAGGGGTGCCGCTCTTTAACCGCTCCTTTGCAATCAGATAGGCTAGCATGGTTTTCCCTGTCCCTTTAGGACCGTAGAAGTAAACCCCGCCCCGCCATCCTCCTCCGACGGTTTGGGCAATGGCCTTTGCTTCCGCAAGGCCCGCCGTGCGCTCTTTGTAGTCGGTCCAAGTAAGGCCGTCAAGGTAAGGGGGTAAGCCAGCCCCTTTCATTAAGCGGTCAATTTTTTCTTGTTTGCGCCTGGCTCGCTCAATCTTGCACATAGTCATGACGGCTCTTTCCCCGCACGCATCCTTGACGTATCTCGGATAGAATCCCCGTGTAGGCTGTCCGCAATGGGTTCCATCGCACTCACGGCATGCCGCTTGCTTTTCCGCTATCTCCTCTTGCATACTGGGGCAAGATTTCTCGCAATATTCTTTGACGCTTGCGCTCGACAGCTTCCGTAATATCATCGGACAGTTGGACTCGAGGAACGCCAGTGTTTGCTCGCTTATTTCCATTCCGCCCCTCCTCCTTCCAATTCCTTAAAATTGCGCCGACATAGTGAATCGTCCTCGCATTCCTCTTTACGGCTTCATTCACAGCGTCAATAAAATCTTTCGTTCCAGCTTCTTCAATAAGATTTACAACGTTTTCTTTTTCTTCAATCGTAGCGATCGGATGAATGGAATTTTCATAAACATGAATTGCTTTTGTTAGAGAATCATCTAAAAGAGTCTTTTTTCTCTTATTATTTATATCTATAATTTTTTCTCTTATAATGTGTCCATTTTGGACAGGGTTAGGGGTCGCACCTTGTCCATTTTGGACAGGGTTAGGGGTCGCACCTTGTCCATTTTGGACA